TACTTATTGATTGTTATTATGTTGCTCGTATGTTTCACTTGTACTAAGAAATTCGAGCAGGAGCAAGTGCAATTTATGTCGAATGACGAGATCAAAGCCCATTTTGATATGTACAAGGATCCAAAGTTCCAGGCTATGTCTGATGCTCAGGACCTTGACGATGAGGCATATGACAGAAAACTTGATACAATTGACGACTTGGACCTGTTTTTTGAAGGCACGATGGGCAACGCTAATGGTCCAGAACCACAATTCCAGGATGTCGATGTTCCTGTATATACTGATATTCGGGCCTGTGACACGTCGATCAAAAAGCAGTGGAATGGGACCTGTACCACTTTTGGGCTGGTAGCTGCTATAGAGAACAAGTTGTGCAACCCTTATGCTCTCAACTTGTCAGAAAGAGATAGCTGGCATTGGTACAGGAAATACAGTTGCTCATCAGCTATCACTGCTCTTTCAGGAAATAAAGTTTGCGATGAACAAAACTGGCCACAAGACAACGTTAGAGCGTATACCACCTGCAAAGAAAATAGGCATGCATGGTTGGTCAAGTCGACATATATCGCTAAGGACGTCCAAAGGGCCAAGGTTGCTCTTTCTTTGGGGAATCCCGTATATTTGGGTATTGCCACTCCCTATGACATGCTTAAATGCAGGGCTGTGATTTCTCCAAAATCGAAACCAACAGACGGCGGACATGCCATCCTGATTGTTGGTCATCGAGACGACGAGGAAGTGCTTGGTGGTGGATATTTTACCATTAAAAATAGTTGGGGTGAGTATTGTGGTGATCATGGCTATCAATACGTCCCATATTACTATATCCAAAACACCAAATGGGCTAGAATGTGGACTATTGATGAAGTAAGGTCCAACAGAAAAGAAGGCCCAACCCCGAATCCTGTCAAGTGCAAACGCATGTGGTGGTGTGCTTGGATGTGCAAACGCTGTTGGTCGGAGTAAACATGAACAAAGCAGGAAAACTAATCAGAGTTTGTGAAGACGGACTGAGTATTTATGACATCAAACTCAAACCTAGACAACTGGAAAAGCTGGTTGACGCAATCACCAAAGAGTTTTCTGAGTTGGATAAAGCTGAGATAGACGGTGACCACTTTTGGTACAACGACGATGATTCGGTTAACATAAACTATGACGCGGAAACCAAAGTGATTGACATCGAGGCCAAAGGTTCAAATACCTTGAAATATGACAAAAGGATCCAGAAGGTGTTCAACGACTTGGATGTGTGGTGGGAATTGTCAAGGTAAGTGAGGCTGTGAAATGACTAGAGCACAAAAACTTCTTGCCTTAATTGACCAGGATGTCACTTTGCTGATGACTCCTCAAGGTGCAATGGCTTTTAGTGTAAAGGCAAAGGCAAAGGAACACGGCAACTTTGGTCCATACAAGAAGTTCACCATGTCTAAGGAAGACTATTGGGATTTTCTCAAACATAATGATTTAGAAGTCCGGAGAAAGAAAATCCTGGATAAGTATATAGTGGGAAGAGACAAACAGCCATTAGTTTGGGGGAGAATCGCATGAAAGTCAAGATTGGTAACACAGTTTATGACGCAAACAAAGAACCTATCATGATTATGCTTGACGAGCAAGAACGTGAAATGATTGAAAACTCCGTTAAAGAACATGGTGGTTCACCATCACATCTCTGTATGGCTCCCAAAAACATCACCGAGGAAGAACTCGAAAAGTTCTTGGGTGAAGAAGGCAAGTGCTTGAAGCCTAGCAGGTCCCAGAAGTTTCTGACTATGGTGGAACTCAACGAAAATGCATCCAAGGTTGACGGATGGCAAAAAGTTGGAAGGTGTCGATATGTCAAAGGCTAGAAGTCTTCTTGAAGCTTGTGGGGATGAGGTAACATTCGAAATGCCTAAACCCGATAAAGAATGGGTTGATATTGACCAGGTCAATAAGAAGAAGAACACTGGCCCGATCGAGAAGACTGCTCAGAAGCTCAACCGGCTTGGTATGCAACTTCAGCCGGACGGTAAAGAGTTTGTTGATCATCATCAAATCGGTGAATATCAAGTATTTGCTTATCTGTGTGAGAAGATAGAGATTTCCTTGTATAAAGGAAACAGCATGTTAGCTTCTGCTGCATTTGAAATTGAGGATGACTTGGCTAAGATAGCTGAGATGTTCAGCAGCTACAAGAAAGCAATACCCAAATTCGAAGAGGCTTATGGCCACATTATGAGGTAAGAAATGTCTAGAGCACAAAAGATCTGTGAAGGTTTAAATCAAGTTGGTGGTCGTGAGAGACTGTTTACTCAGTTTTCTGTCTGCGGAAACAAATCAAGGCCCACTACCAGGACCAAGGACATTCTGGAACCTGGAGTGTATAACGTCAAAACGGATATGAACGGTTTGTTTTTCGAACCACATCAGTCCGCAACTGACGAACTTCTTCAAATTCGCGATGAAAACTACGAATGGGTAGTTGAAGAAATCAAAGACTTCTGGGAAGCCAAGAGTGGGTTCAAACAGCTTGGTTTTACTCACAAGCGTGGTTGTCTTCTGTATGGCAAGCCGGGAACCGGTAAGTCTTGCCTGATCAAGATCCTGGCAGAGGACGTGGTCAAGGACGGTAACATTGTGTTCTTGTGTAAGAACATGAGTACCCTGGTCGAGGGACTGAAGCTCTATCGCGAAGTGGAACCCGACAGGAAACTATTGGTTATCATGGAAGATATTGACACGATTATCAGTTACAATGAACATGCACTTTTGGAACTGATGGATGGTGACTCCCAGATCGATAATGTTCTGTTTCTTGGAACAACCAACTATATCAATCGACTCCCCGAGCGTGTTATTCGTGAGAGCAGGTTCGACCGAAGGTTGGAGATCAAGTATCCTTCAGACAAAGCTCGTGAAACATATATCAGGCACAAACTCAAGATGTGTGAGAATGAGACCAAGACCAGTGAAATCATCCGCAAGACCAAAGGATTCGGATTTCCACAGATCAAGGAATTACTGATTCAGACTATTTGTTTCAAGAAGTCAGTAGAAGAAGCAATTCGTATGATCAAGGCTGGTGGTAATATTTCGGAAAGTAAGCAACTGACTGAGAAGCAACTGCAGGCTCGTTTGGATGCTGTGTTGAATAAAGAGAAAAAGTCAACCAGCACCATTTCTCTCAATGAGTCAAATACCAAACAAACTGGAAGCCTGCACATGAGGCTAAGGACACGAAAATGAACAAGGCACAAAAACTACTGAGCATGATAGAAGGTAATGATCTTCAATCTGCTATTGACTATATAGAGAACGTAACGGGTGATAACTGGATTCATTCTCTATTTACGGGGATGTATGGTGGTGATCCTGCTGTTCCTTTTGGATGGTCTGATTTTTTGAGTTATTTTGATTCTAAAAAAATTTCGGGGTTTATCCAAGCTGCCGTAAAACAAGGTCTTATATCACAGTCTGATATTAACAAATATCCCATTGATGATCCTAAAGGACAAAATGCCAGAGAGCTTGTTGTTAAGATTAGGGATGCTGGGTTTAAGAATCCAAAGGAGTTTGATAAGGTGTACACTAAGGCTGGAATTGGTAACCTAGCTGACGACCTGGTGTCGACCGCTAATGATATGATGGATGACTGAGGTTATTATGAACAAAGCACAAAAACTATTAGGGATGACAGAACAAGTTGCATATTCTCGACAGGAAATGAACAGCTTAAGAAAATTAGTGTTTCAAATACAGCAGGCAGCGAACAAAGACCTGGGGCAACATGATCATTCCGGGTCTTTCCAGGATATATACGATGAAATATGGGATGAAACAAAAGCATATAAGGGACTTTTGAGTGTCCCTGTTGGATCTCCTGTACATATCAACGCACAAGACGTCCGAGAGTTTGCTGATGACCTTGATGGATTCGACAGCATTCAAAGGGCATTCTTGAATTTTGCTGATGCATTGAAAGAGTGATTGTATGTCAAACATCGATTTAGGTACGTTTTCCTTTATGAAATATTCGCAGAATTAGGAACAAAACATGAGCGAATTCACATATGATATTTTCGAGCCTGAGTTAACATTCGACCTTTCTGAAGCAGAAGGCGAAGTTGACGGTAAGGCGATCTTGGGAAAAGTCAAAGGCGAATTTTTCGTACCTGACGGTTATTCCCGAAATAAGCGGTTTTATTCAAAGTCTCTCTGGGACAAACAACTGGCCAAAAATGAAGTCAAAGAAAACCTGGCAAGTCGCAGGATGTTCGGGACTATTGGCCATGACCAAGAGTTGAATGATTCGGCTCTCCGCGACGGCAAGGTTAGTCATATCGTGACTGATCTGAGGATTGAAAACGGAAAGGGTATGGGAGAAGCACTCATTCTCGGTACTCCTGCTGGTGAAGTCCTCAATACTGTTCTTCGTGCTGGTGCAAAGCTTTTCGTTTCATCGAGAGCAAATGGCCAGTTCAAAGGGAGTAAGGATGGAGTTCCGTCCGTCGATGAAGATACTTACGCTTTAAAGGGATTTGATGTTGTTATTGATCCCGGTTTTCTTCAGGCACAACCCGAACTAGTTGAATCGTTGAATCAGTTGGGTGTTGACGCTGACGAAGAAGCCAAGGTCCTGAATGAGATCAAAAATCCCCCAGAAGTGGAAGATGCCATCAAACGGTTGGAACAGCAGGACAAGAACAAAAAGAAAAAACTAAAACCGAAGGATGGAGAAGGCGAAGAAGAAGGGGATACCGATGAGGGAACCTCTGATACTTCTACGGACGAATCCTTTGGTGATCTTGACACAGGAGATGACGACATGAGTGAAACTGCCAAACTGCTCGAATCGTTGAGCGCGGAAAACAACAAGCTGAAGGGTGACCTCGATACTCTTTTGACTGACAATGAAGATCTGAAGAAAAGCAGTGCCGTACTCCAAGACGAGAACGAGCATTTGAAAGAACAACTTTCGGCTTGCAGTGATGCTGACAAGAAGCTGGAAGGATACAAGCATCTCGGTACTCCCGAAGAGATTGATGCGGCATTCGATAAGAGTGAGCCCCTTCTTGCCAAGTACAAAGAACTCGGTACTCCCGAAGAGATCGATGCGGCTATTACGGTTGCTGAAGAGCAAGACAAGAACCGAAAGGTTTTCGAAGCTAAACACGGTTCCCCTGAGAAGGTCGGAGAGAATCTGGCTAATCTGAAGAAATTTGAGGCTCTTGGCACGTTCGAACAAGTCGACAAGGCTTTGGACGCTGGCACGGCTCGTCTGGAAGAGTACAAAGAACTTGGTACTCCTAAGGAAATCGACGCTGCTCTGGACAAGACTGAAGAAATCGTTGAACAGCAAAAGGGCAAGCAAACCAAGGCTAAGGCCGCGAAAATCGCCGAAGAACTTGGTGTTTCTGAAGACGCAATCAAGACCCTTCTGGACAAAGGTTTCACCGAAGAAGAAGCCATTGACCATGTTAAGAAGATCAACGAACAAGCCAGTAATTCCAATCGTTGGAAGAAAAATGGCGGTGATGGCGGTAAAAAGCCAACTGATGACGGGTATCCACTGCATGAAAGCAGAACCAAGAGACTCGTCGACTCTTTCAGCAAGTAAGCTGAACCAAATGATCCCGCCGTATGCTGCACTCCAGGTACTTGGGAAAAAGAAAAACCAACCTGTATTCTGTAGGAGTGAGCTATGAGTGCTGAAAAGCAAAAACAACGCATGGAAGATAAGGCTGAAATGTACTACAAGAAGTACAAGCAGCAAATGTCTGCCCTCGATGAATCGATCCTCGCCAAGGCCAAAGGTGGTCTGGACTACTGTGACTATTATGCATTGGGCATGCAGTTGGAACAATGGGACGATTACAAGGCTATCTGTGAAGCCGAGGGAAACCTTAACCAACTGGGTCTGATCCCGAAGATCGCCTATGACGTTATCACCGCCACATATGGTGTTGCCGTCATTAACCACATGGCATCGATCCAACCGATTGAAGAAGAACAAGGAATTATCTACTTCAAGAAGGTCATCGGTTCGGACACACGTGGTTCGGTTACTGCTGGTGACGTCCTGACTTCTCCCAATGAGAACCTCGCTGCTCAGTCCGGATACGCTTCGGGTATGAACACCGATATTCATGTTGATGATGCCGTTGGAGCTACCGTAGCTTACAACTTCACCCTCGCACCGGCACCGGTCAGGTCTCAAACCCTGATCGTTACTATCCAAGACGATGCGGCGACGTATTGTAAGGATACTGAAGGTTCCGGCGTTCTGTTGGGTGTCGGCCTTTCTGGTACGATCAACTATGACACTGGCGAAGTGGACATTACCTTTGCTGCTCAACCCACCATTGGTAAAGAGATCTATGCCACGTGGCAACAGAACTTTGAGACCAGTGTTGACCTGCCGAAGATCGAACCGAGATGGGACAGCACTTCCATCATGGCCCGTATCTACGCACTGAAAGGTACCGTGGGTATGCTTCAGGCTTATGGTCTGAAGAAACGTTTTGGCCTGATGGCTGAAGAGGAACTCTCCAAGGACCTCACTGTCGAGATCAACAAGGAAATCGGCGCGGATGCTGTCCGACTCCTGAAAGCCGGTGCTATCGGCAACACCGATTGGGACAAGGCTCCCCCTTCGGATCACGTGTCCTATTACGAACACAAGCAGACGTTTGTGGACGCAATCTCGGATGCAGAAGAGAAGATGGTCGAGAATGCCGGTCGCGGTATGATTTCGACGATCATCGGTGGACGTAAAGTCTGCTCGACCCTGCAAACCTTGGACGGATTCACGCAATTGTCCAATGGTAATACCCTGGGTATGCACGTTTTCGGTACTTACAACGGCAAGACCGTTATCCGAGTTCCGAATGCAACCACCCTGGCTGCAAACAAGGCAATTTGCCTGTGGAAAGCTCAGAATCCGTTTGAAGCGGCTCTGGTCTATTCGCCGTTTATGCCACTGGTACATACGAGTACACTTCCGGCAGCACCCAACCCCTTGGGGAGTATGCAAGCTGCCGCCGTTTGGGCAGGACTCGACATAGTGGTTCCGCAATTCGCCACTACCCTTACCCTCCTGAACACTTAATATGGCCACATCCTCGTGATAGAGCGGGGCGCGGCTATCACGAGGATTACCACGATCCCCCCTGGGTTCTCCCAGGGGGTTCCTTGTATCAAACCAAAGAAAGGTTCCCCATGTTCAAACCAGTAACGATCAAAAACGAAACAGAAGGCAAAGTATCGGTTGGCACTAGAATAACTGGTGTTCTTGTTCTTCTTAAAGGCGAATCACACGTCTTTACTTCCATCAAGGAATGGCGAAAGTATGAGAGATTCGTAGCTGACAAGGGCAAACGGCTCTCAACGATGGTAGCCAAAGACGATGATGACGCAACCAAAGATGTGAAAGCCAATCCCCCAGAAGGTCTCAACGAAGAGCAGCAAGAACTAAGAGCCTTGGCTGACAGTTTGGAGCTTTCCGAAAAAGAATGCATGGAAGCCTTTGATACGGCCAATCCAAAAGACTTCAACGAAGCCAAACAAACACTGTTGGACCTTGCTGAAAAGAAAAAGGTTGAAGCTGCAGCGGCTGAATCTGCAGGACAATCCGACTCTACCGAGACCCCAGAAGGCGACACCGGAGACACTCCTTCGGCAGAAGATACCGAAACCAAGGCCGATACAGCTGTTGAAGACAAGGACCAAGAGAAGACAACGGAAACACCTCCCGAAGATCCTAAGAACCCTGCCCTTAAGACAACCAAAAAGGGGCAAAAGAAAAAGAAGTAATCGATGAACCACGATGAGATGTTTGATCGTGTTCTTATAGAATGTGGTCAATTCAGAATTAACAAGAATAGCGTCGAACTCAATATCGATGCATTCGTTACTCTCATCAGGTCTTCTCTGGGAACCTATAACCGCCAACGTCCTGCAACGAAGCGGTACAACCTGTATTCACCCACTCGTCGGTATATCTTCACCGAAAATACCACGTCTGAAGAGGGTATACAGATTGGCATCCCAGAAGAGATCGTAGACGCCATCCCCCTGACTTTCGCTGGGGTCCCCTATTATTATTTCACCGACCGACACACCTGGGAACTAGACAAAAAGACCTATCCATTTGTATATGACAATCCAAGTATATGGTTGCCTATGGTTGGGAACTATGACATAAAGTCAATGCATGATCATGTGGTTCGAGAAGAAGTAATTGAAGGTGAAAAGATTTATCATGTAGACACTATCGGACACAAAGAAGACGTGTTTTTTAAACTGCTCGCCGGAAAGTTCCTTATGGGACTTGCAAGATCCCGTCGAGCATTTATTTTGAATGACGTTCCAATTACCACAGACGCAGATACTCTGTACAGTGAAGGCCAAGCTATGGAAGAGAAGGCCGAAGAGGACCTGTCAGAAAAGGTCGGTAAGTGGTACCTAGCATGGGGTGGATAATGAGTAAAGCAGCAAAGTTTCTTAAAAGTGTGAAAGAAGCAAAGTCAATAGTCAACATTACTGTACCCTTTGAGTTAGGGGAATTCATCAGTGCATTAAAGAAATTAGGTGTTGATGTCCCTTCTGACGAAAAGCAACATATGCTGATGGCTACGAAAGCTGCAGCATTGGCCTTCAGTTGGAGAAATGTTCATGACTATATAATGACCCATAATTGGGACTGGGATTCTGACAAAAAGGAATTTTTTGAAGTGAAATAAGGACTAATATGAATAAGGCAGAAAAACTTCTTACCCTGGCAGATGAAGAATTTCAAGGTGCTGCTTATGGTCTCGGTGACATTAAAGGTGTCGAACCTGGAGCTAAAGACACCGCCCGAATGCGGGATATTATCACCAAGAGCAAAGGTGACGAAAGTAAGATGATGAACTTGGTTAAACGTATGGCCAAGACAATCACCAAAATAGACAAAGCCCAACGTAGGGCTGCAGCCGCCATGATGGTTATGCCAGCTGCTATTGCACAGAAAGCCGCCCAAGAGTTTTTGGCAAAGTTCTAGGAGAACGACTATGTTAGTATTCAACGACATTTCTCTAACAGATGATTATGCTGACAATCAGGCAGACATTGAAAAACTGAATGTGAGTAGAGTGTATTTGTATGTTGAATACACCAAAGGTGACGAGGCTAGTTGTGAACTTCAAGTTGAGTTTACGCATAAAGACTATGATGAAGGTGCTGAAGTGTGGTTTGTTCCTTCCTCGGTAAACGAAACAACCGGTGCAGTTGCCATAATCCCTGAATGGCAAATGACTGGTGCTGGTAAATTTCGTATTCCTCTGTTGTCGATCTCCAAAGAACACAAGATGAGGATTTCGGCCAAAGCCACTGGTGGCACTCCTACGGGGAAACTCTCTTTGTCATTTCAAAACAGTGGAATGCTTTCAGTATACTAGGGTGAAATGTGCCTATTCTTTTTCCGTCCCTCAGAACCAAAATGCTCAGCTTTCGGAATCCGTCTAGGTATTCGAAATTAAGAGTGTATGATATCGACATCCAGGGGTGGATCGGTGTAAAGACACTCATATTCAAGGGTACTGTCCAAAGTGAGGACACACCAAAAATCCGTCATGTAGCATACATCCAGTTTCATGGGATGGAATTTTCAGAAACACAACCAAACAAGAAAGACTGGCATCCAATTAAGGTAAAAGGGGTACTGTGGTATTACAAAACACCAGACATTGCGGTGAATCCAGTTTCTCTCAAATGTAGTTGCTACGATTCGCGATTTAGGTTTGAAAAGCCAATGGCTAAAATCAAGTCTTTAATTGGTAGATGGCGAACATATGATGCCAGGAAAATGGATAAGGAAGCTGGAGTTCCATTAAGAACTCGAAAACAGACCCGATACTATATCCTTGGAAAAAGTTATGTAAGGAAGACACCTAGACCACCAGCGGGTCTGCCATATATGAATCCAGATAACATACCAGGGTACTGCAAGCACGTTTTCAGTCTGGCTATGTTTCTCAAAAAGTCAAAGATGGCCATATAGGAAGGTAACATGAGCAAAGCACAGAAACTACTTGATATAGCTGAAGGTACTGGTAGCATTAAAGACATAGTCAAAAAACACATTAACACTTATAGTGTTGCTGATGATCCATATGAGGTAGCCGAAGAAATAGGCAAGCAGTATAATTGGTCTGTAAAACAGATAGAAGCTGCTGAAAAAATCATAAGAAAAAACTATATAAAATAGGAGATTGTTGTGAGCAAAGCAAAGAAGTTCCTAGACAAAGTCAATGAAGAAGACTATCTTGTTGATCCCGATTTGTTCGACAAGGTCATCACAAACATGAGTGACTTCGAAAAGAACACTAAAAAGGCTCTGGAATCTATGAAGTCCAAAGCCCCCAATGATTACAAAAGGATCTCTAAGAAGTTCAAGTCGATTATGGATGACTTGGAAGATCTTTCTGACGACCTTGGAACAACGGAGTATTAACATGAGCAAAGCTGCACGTGTACTCCAACAGCTTGAAGAACTGAATCCGTCAGTACCCGATGGAACCGCGTCTATTGTCGAAATGGCTTGGTTTCTCGAAAATGGTCCTGTGATCAATGAAGAAAAGTTTGATCTTTCGGCTATGTTTGGAAAAATCGGGCTGAAAATCACCAAAGGACAAGGACTGATTCAGATTCTGGCAAAAGCTGGTACACATGTTGCTAAATTGTTGTGGCTTGCCGTCAAAGCATACAGGAGTCAAACCCCGGAAGACAAGGAGGAATTGAAGACTTTCCTAAAGAACACAAAAGTTACGAAAGAACAAGTAGTCGATGTTTTGCTCAAGCTCGATATGTTGACAAACAAAATGTTTACTGGTCCTGTTGCTATGTTGAATGTTTTAACTGGATGGCAGATTTCTGTCAATATAAAACAAGACATAGAACGGATGGCAAAGTCAGCGTTACAAGGACTGTTGCAAATCAAAGACAAATTGGCCGATAAAACTAAGAAGGTTCTGGATAAGCACGTCACAGGGATCAAGAACCTGTTGGGAGTGCAAGCATGAATAAATCCCAGAAGCTTCTTTTACTCATAGAAGAGGTAAAACCCAACGATATGGTTAGAATAAAAAACGGTACGGAAGGCGTTGAAGTAATCCATAGTCAAAAACTTGGGTGGGATAGAAGGCGAGATGTTGCGGACATAGCCGACGAGTTCGGTGAAGGTCCGTTCAAAGTAGTTTGGGTTGGCAAATACAGCACTGGATACAGAGCTATTTTGGAAGTTAGTCCCAAAACACACATATCGGTGTCTACAGACGAATTGGTAATAGGGGGTGGAGATGAATAAATCACAAAAACTTATCGGACTCTGTGAAGAAGACCTGATTACCAGATTGGAGAAGGCGTTCAACACAAAAATCAAACCCGGTCGCAACACCCTGGCCAGTTATCCTGTAGACATTGAGGACCAAAGTCCTGAAGGTGGAATTGAGATGGTTCCAGTTGACCGTGACGCTCAAAAAGGTCTTGGGAAGAAACTAAGGGAACTTGGGTTCAAGACCAAAATGGTGAAAAACGCTATTATCGTCAGCTAGGACAAATAAGTGACTTTTAATACACTATATTCTGAAATCGAGGATGTTGTGCGCAGGAACAACCTGGTTGCACTTGAGCACATTCTCGAGAATTTTAGTATACTAGTGAATCTTCATAAGATGACCAAGTCTGTCCACTCCGCTGTTTACGGTACTGCAGACGGTACAATGTCTGAAGAAGCAATTGAGATTCGAGTAGTCATAACAGGTGACTCTTTTTGGGGAACTGACGGTTTCCAGGCTGGTACTCTTGAAGAAGGCTGGTTGTATACTTCAGAACCTAACCAGAGTCTGGTCGATATTGGTGACATAGTAGAAGTGAAACGGGGAGATAACAAGGTAAGACGATGGAAAGTTATGAAAGTAGACTCCATTGGTCACACAACTAACATATTTCTAAGATGGCGAGTATCAGCAATCGCCGACTGAGGATGACATGAACAAAGCACAAAAACTACTGAACGTATTAGACGAAGAACTGATCAAGGGCAAATGGTATATCATATCGATTAAGGACTTGAATAAAGAAGAAAAAGCCAAGATTCTTGAAGGCCCAATGAGCAGACAGGAAGCTGAAGAAGAGGTGGAGAATTACGATGATAAAAATAAGCTAGCCTATGTTGAATGGACAGACGATGGTTGGCATGCATAGGATTACAACATGAGTAAAGCATCAAAACTTCTTAAACAAGTCAATGAAGATGGATTCTATCTTGACAGTGTAATGTTTGCTGACGAACAAATCCAGAAACTTACCACTGAATATGAGTCGATAGAGGGTCATTTTATTAGTCTTTTGTCTGACCTGGAGGAAGAAGGCGACATGTCCACTTATCGCAAAGTGGAATCAGAATTGGCAAACATTGAGAAGGGATTTAAGTCTATCAAGTCACATTTGAACAAGGTATCCAAAACGTTGTCTTGAAAATGAGTCCCCTTCCAAACCTACGGGGACCATTTTCCTGATAAGGAAACGATATTAGCTGCTAAGACATTCACCAGACCTGTAAAAAGCAGCAAAGGAAAGTCCAAGAAAGCACATGTCCCAAAATGACGTTATCACAACAATTGGTCCGGTTCTCAAAGGGATCCAAGATGCTATTCTTGAAAAGCTTCCTAACGTAAAAACTGTTTATGACGAGAAGTTGTCGTATGAAACGGCTATTGATAAACTCCGAGCGGATAATAGCTTATACGACAATATAGAAGAAGCTTTACCCCTTTGGGCATATAAGAGGTCCGTTCTGAGACATACAGATCATGCCCCTGGTCGAAAAATGGGTAGAGCTTGTGTGGTGGACAAGGATCCGGAATCAGATACTTATTCTAATGTGTATCAAGCTGTGTATGGGGTGATGGATGTTGATTTCATGTACTTCACCCAGACCATGTTAGATGAAGAGAAGTTTGAAATCTATTATTTAGCAGACCGAGGGATTGCTTCCAAGAAAAACATTGAGGTTGAAGTTCCGGATATTGGGATTATCACATATCACGTTGATTGGCTCCCCCTTGAAGATAAAGAAATTGAATATGAAGGCAATTTCTTTAAAGCCGTCAAAGGCCAAGCAAAAATAAAGGGGACATACTTGGTGTTTGAAGCAACAGCAGCACTGATTGAAGAAGTGAATCTTAGTATACGTAGTTACACCAATGTGGTGTTCAAGGATATCAAGACTGTTCCATAGGAGCAAATATGGCAAAGCAGAAAACAAAAAAGGTATCGAGTAGTTTTAAGGCAGCAATGCCTACAGAGGGACCCGGTCGACTTATTTCCAAGTTGAACCATCCTGTCACTATTTCTTACAACGGAGAGGCTATGCAGCTTCCCCCTCGTGGAAAAGAAAAGGTGAGTAACGTCAAAAAGCTTGGTGCCCTGCCTAGGGGAGTTCTTCTGGTAAAACCCAAGAAGAAGTAATCAAGCTTTCAATTCAGTTATAGGAGGGTCGTATGACGGCTGCATATGCAAAAGTTTCTGAGATTGATCTTTCCACAAGAGTACCACAATTTCCTGGTGTGTATGGTGCTATTGTTATCCCGGCCAAAAAGGGGCCGGTAAATGTACCGCAATTGGTTGCTTCTGATAGCAGCCTGTTGTCTGTGTATACCCCTGACGAGTCTATTGAGGTAGGATATGACTTGGCATACTATTCTGCCTTGGCGTATCTCCAAAAATCGGACAAGCTCTGGGTAGTTCGAGCAGCCAATGAACCCCTATATGGTATGGCTTCTCTCAAAACACTTGCGGGGTCTACCGAAAACTTCACACATACGGTGGGTCTCGCTGATCCGACAGCATACACTTTCGACGGTGTTCCTGATGTCGAAGCTGTTGCTCACGTTGAAGACATGACTTGCGTTGCGGACGTGTCCGACTCCCTTGATGGCAAGGGCGTTATTCTTACGGATGACGTGGGAACAGTGGCTTTTTGGATCGACATGGACGATTCTGGGACCACTATTCCTGGTTGGGCATCTGGTGCGGACAGAGCAGTAGAAGTTATAACACTGGTGACTGACGATGCTGCAGGCGTTGTAGCAACTAAGATGGCAGCGGCTATCGACGGTGACTCCAAATACGGTGCTGCTGCTGACGGGTCAGACGTCACTGTCACGCATACTCCTGCTGGTGCAAGAACTGGTGGAGCAGACACGGGGTCAAGTGGTTTCTCTTTTACTCCTGTCACTGCTGGTGTTGATGAAGTCAACAATGCAGACGAATGTTTGCTTATCTACGGTGCCAATCCTGGTGTTTGGAATGACGATGTTTACATCAAAGTGGTGGCTTATGCTACCAGCCCAGACGTGGTGAAAGAGGAAGATTCTTTCATTATTTACGTATTCAAGTCGAGTAACCTGAATGTTCCTGAGGAAGAATGGCTTTGTTCCAGGATTGAGGGTAAGAAAGACGGATATGGACAGAATATCTACGTTGAGGATGTTCTGGAAGGTAGCAACTTTATCCGAGCTTTTGACAATTCCACGATTGATCCAAGCCTGCAACCCAAAGATCAAGCTACGGCTCTGGGTCTTGGTGGCGGTGACGACGGTTCGGCAGTGACTGATTCTCAGATGCTTGCTGCACTCGCGACTTTGGAAAATCCGGACGACATTTATTTCACAGTCCTCATGGACGGTGGATGGGCGACTCCCACATACCAATTGGCAATGGACACTTTGGTTTCTGAACGACAGGATTCTGTTGCTATTATGAGTGTTCCGTTCTCTGCTGAGGCATCTGCCACATATGTGAACGACATTTTGGAGTACCGCAAGGTTACGTTGAATTTGAATTCGTCATATTCGGCTTTGTACTCGCCACATGTTAAAATCTATGACAAGTTCAATGATAGGAACTTGTTTGTTTCTCCTGACGGTTATGTTGCAGCGATCATATCTGCAACTGCTGGCAATTTCGAGATTTGGTATCCACCCGCTGGATTCAGACGGGGTATTATCAATGTACTCGATCTCAGACGCAGGTTCAAAACCAGTGAAATGGATGTGTTGTATGATCAGGGTATCAACCCGCTTAGATTTGCTCCTGGTCGAGGAATCGTTGTTTGGGGCCAAAAGACGATGTTGGCTAGACCGTCTGCCTTGGACAGGCTGAACGTTCGACTGATGCTTATTTCGGTTGAACCGGCTGTCAAAGAGGCTATGGAAGACTTTCTGTTCGAACTCAATGATACTGCTACCAGGTCTCTGGCTAAAGCTATCATCGAGTCAGCTATGGACTCGGTCCAAGCTCGTAGGGGAGTCACAGAATACTTGGTTGTCTGTGACGAGACAAACAATCTCGATTCCGACATCGAAGGCCACATCATGAACTTGTGGTTGTTCGTGAAACCGACTCCTTCGTTGGAGTTCATCCCAATCAAGGTAGTTATCACACGACAAGGATTGGATTTCAGCTTGGCTCAGCAAGCGCTGTAAGCCTTTTAGTGGAGGATTTTTTATGAGTAAACCGACGCTTGATCAGGTAAGGGGAGTTGGCAACTTTGCTTCTCTCTATAGATGGAACATGGCCTTTGCCCAGTTTCCCAAAGTTGGAAGCTATCCTACCACGGAGGACCTGAACATTCGCTGTGAATCCACGGACACTTTGCCTAAGGTGTCTGGTTCTTCGACAGAAACGTCCATTCGTGGGCAC